GCAGGTAACGGTGCTATCATCCAGGGACGCCCTGATGACATCGGTGTTGTACAGGTTGGCAAGACAGCTGACTTCCAAACTGCTTATCAGATGATGGGAACACTAACTCAACATCTAAACGAAGCGTTCTTGATTCTTAATGTAAGAGACAGCGAACGTACGACGGCAGAGGAAGTCCGTATGACACAACTCGAACTAGAACAGCAACTCGGTGGACTATTCTCCCTGTTGACTGTTGAGTTCTTGATTCCTTATCTCAATCGTAAACTCAACGTTGCACAAAAGACTGGCGAGATCCCTCGCCTACCTAAAGGCGGTATCATTCGACCTACAATTGTCGCTGGTATCAATGCCTTGGGTCGTGGTCAAGACCGTGAAAGCCTTGCACAGTTTCTCACTGTCATTGCACAAACTCTCGGACCACAAGCTATCGGTCAGTTTGTCAACACTGATGAAGTTATTAAACGTCTCGCTGCTGCGTCCGGTATTGATGTACTCAACCTTGTGAAGAGTATGGAAGAACTGGAACAAGCACACCAACATCAGTTGGAGGAGCAGCACGCAATGATGGAGCAACAGCAGATACCTCAAATGGCTGCTGTTGATCAAAAACGTGAACAAGCTGCTATGCAAATGATGCAGCAACAACAAGCCCCTACCCCACCCCAATAATATATGGCTGAAACATTTACGATGAACGAAACACCTGCTAATCCTGAGGTTCTAAACTCGGATGAGAAAGACTCCCTGGCGGTTGCTGAGTCTCTTGAGGGTGGAGAGCAACCGTTGCTTGCAGGTAAGTTTAAAGACCCGCAAGCGCTTGAGCAAGCCTATGTTGAACTTCAAAAGAAATTGGGAGAACCACGCAATGAAGTACAAAGCACCGAGGACGAAAGCGAGTCAACAGCACCAGCCGAGGAAGAAGAAACTTCATCCGAATCTGAGGCAGATGTCGAAACTCTTTCCGAGGCTCAAGCACAAGAGCTAATGGAGATGGTGGGCGGTGACAAGGCTTACCAGTCTATGCTAAGCTGGGCTGGCGACAACTTCTCCAAAGAAGAAGTCGAGATGTATGATGGTGTAATGGAGTCTGGTAACCCCAACGCTATCTTCTTTGCCGTCCAAGCTCTCCAAGCTCGCTACAACGATGCAGTAGGATCAGATGGTCAACTGCTTACTGGACGTGGTGCACAGAACACTGACGACTCCTTCAAGAGTCAAGCCGAACTGGTTGCAGCGATGAGTGATCCTCGCTATGATCGTGACCCGGCTTATCGTGCAGACCTGATGCGCCGTCTTGAAAACTCTGATGTTGAATTCTGATGACCACTGTAATTGAAGAACGGGGTCGTCTAAACCTCTACGCAAAAGAACCACCTATGACTGTTATGGACGTAACTGAAACTCACAATGAAAAGGCTGAAAAGCTTAATGGTCGTCTTGCTATGCTTGGCGTCCTGGCGGCTCTTGGTGCCTATGCAATCACTGGTCAAATTATTCCCGGAGTCTGGTAATGCCTCAAGGTAAAGGAACATACGGTACGAAGAAAGGTCGTCCCCCTAAAAAAGGAACTAAAAAATAATGACTAAGCGTAAGTCAGTCAGCCTTAAGATCGGCAAACATAAATCACGGTCCGGCGGCTTGACTGCTGCTGGTCGTGCTAAATACAACAGAGAAACTGGCTCTAACCTGAAGGCTCCACAGCCGGGTGGGGGTAAACGAAAGAAGTCTTTTTGTGCTAGAATGTCTGGCGTAAAAGGGCCAATGAAAGACAGCAAAGGTCGCCCCACCCGTAAGGCACTTGCTCTACGTAAATGGAAATGTGGTAAATCCTAATGGCTAAACGAGGTCTCTACGCTAACATCCATGCTAAACGCATGAGAATCAAAAAAGGCTCCGGTGAAAAAATGCGGAAGCCTGGTGCTAAAGGTGCACCCACTGCAGCAAACTTCAAACGTGCTGCTAAAACTGCTAAAAAAAAGTAACTAACTAACTAATCATGAAATCTATTATTGCTGCCGGTTTCCTCCTCGGCTGTGCCCATGGCGCTATTGCTGGTCCCTACGCAAACATCGAAGCTAACTCCGGCTACACCGGTAGTGACTACACCGGGACTGCTACAGACGTCCACGTAGGATACGAAGGTGAAGGCTGGTATGTGCAGGGAGGTCCTGCTCTGCTCCAACCTGACAATGCTGATGGTGAAGTTGAACTGTCGGGTAAAGCCGGTGGTTCTTACGACGTGTCTGAAGACCTGTCTGTGTATGGTGAGGTCTCATTTATTACTGGTGATGACAACGGTTACGGTACCAAGGTTGGTGCTAAGTATAAGTTCTGATTTATACATTGCCCGCCACTGGATGTGAGCCTTGGGCGGGCTTTACAAAGTGCTCAAATACATAAAACTGTAAATGTAACCGCACTTTTAAATGACCGCAACTATTGCACAAAGGCAGACTTCCACTTGGGAAGAATTCTGCCAATGGGTGACGTCCACTAACAACCGTCTTTATGTAGGTTGGTTTGGTATCCTTATGATCCCCTGCCTACTTGCAGCTACTATTTGTTTTGTCACTGCATTTATTGCAGCACCCCCTGTTGACATCGATGGAATCAGAGAACCAGTCGCAGGCTCCCTTCTCTACGGGAACAACATCATATCGGGAGCCGTCGTTCCGAGCAGCAATGCCATCGGACTACACTTCTACCCAATTTGGGAAGCTAGTACACTTGATGAATGGCTCTACAACGGGGGTCCATTCCAGCTCGTCGTGTTCCACTTCCTCATTGGCATCTATGCTTACATGGGACGAGAGTGGGAACTTAGCTATCGACTAGGTATGCGTCCCTGGATCTTCGTTGCTTACTCTGCGCCTGTTGCAGCAGCAAGTGCCGTCTTTCTTGTATACCCTTTCGGACAAGGATCTTTTAGCGATGCTATGCCTCTCGGAATCTCGGGTACGTTTAACTATATGTTCGTTTTTCAGGCAGAACATAACATTCTTATGCACCCATTTCATATGCTCGGTGTTGCCGGTGTATTTGGTGGCAGTTTGTTTAGTGCTATGCACGGAAGCCTCGTCACGTCCTCCCTTATTCGGGAGACTACCGAAGAGGTCAGTCAGAATTATGGATACAAGTTTGGGCAGGAAGAAGAGACATATAACATTGTCGCTGCCCATGGCTACTTTGGACGATTGATCTTCCAATATGCATCTTTCAACAACTCTCGCTCTCTTCACTTCTTCCTTGCTGCCTGGCCTGTTGTTGGCATCTGGTT